TGGAGGATAAAAAATATGGAAAATATTGATAAAATATATGAGTTACTTGACAGTATAGAAGTAACAAAAGAAAACAGCATAGAAATAGCGAATATTAGACAGTTGCTAGCAAAAAAGAATTTTTTAGAAGCACTTAGCAGAATGAGAGAATTAAAAGACAAAGAAGAAAAAGCCAAAATAGAAGAACAACAATTTCTAGAATTTGGACCAGAAGAGGAAGAAGAAGACGGAACATATCCACAACAATTAAGTAATCCTCAATTAGAAACAATTTTTATTGGAATGTTATTGGATAATCCAAAATTAATTTCTAAATATTACTTTGTATTTGACGACTGCGTTTTTGAAGACCCAGAAATGTTGAATATATATAAAAGTGTACTATTTAACGAAGGATCAAAATATTCATCAGAAAAAGCAAAGGACAAATTTAACTTTGCAAAAGACTCAGAAGCGGTATATGAGTTAAAAAATAAATTAAGAAAAGATGTAAAAGGAAAGGATTACAATATTGAAAAAGTATATGATGAATTAAAGAAATTATTTATACTTAGAAAAGCATATACTGAAACACCAGAAAGAAATGTACAAGAAAAAATAGTTGAAATTACAGATTACACTCTATATGACAAAATGTCACCCGAAGAAATTGAAGACACAATTGAACAAGTTAGAGTAACACAAAAATTCAAATCTGCAGTTTTAAGTGATGGACTTGTAAACTTCTTAGAAAGTGGAGAAAATGAATTAGCAAATGGTTTATCATATCCATTCCCAGTGTTAACTGAGGTATTTAAAGGAATAAGAAAAGGCGAAACAATGGCATATGCAATGCCATCAAACAATGGTAAAAGTAGGTTAACAATTGATATTGCAGCATACACAGCACTTGTACACAAAAAGAAGGTTCTAGTAATATCAAATGAAATGTCAGAAGAAAAAATGAAATTATGTTTAATTACAACAATTATAAACAACCCAGAAATTCAAAAAATTCATGGACAAGATGTACATGTTTCAGAAACAGAATTACTAGAATTTAAATTTAAACCTGACCATAAAAAAGATGCCAAACTTGACGAACATGGATATGTTCTAAAAGAAGAAGGAGAAACACAAACACAATTTATAAAAAGATTATCTGAAATATCAACAGAATTTAACAAAACAATAAAAGCGATAGACTGGGCTAGTAAGCAAATAGATAATTCAATATATTTTATTAATATTACAGACCATACAAATGACGAACTAAAAAAAGTAATTATAAATTATTACTACAAAGAACATATTGAATATGTATTTTATGATACACTAAAAACTGATACAAGCAATATTGGAAACCCAGAAGAAATCAAGAAAACAGCAACAATACTTTCAAACTTAGCACAAAACTTCAATATCTTTATATGTTCTTCACTACAGTTAGCAGAAAATGCAACATCACCTATCAATTTGGATGTTAACGACCTAGCTGTTAGTAGAACTGTAAAAGAAGTTTTAGATACTTTATGCTTGTTTAAACAAATAACAAGAGAACATTTAGACGAATATGAATATTCTTTGAAAGAAGTAGATACTAAATTTTTTGATTTGGAAAAATCAGAAAATCCTGATGTTAGATATTATGCTTGTGTTGTTGATAAGAACAGAGCAGGTGCTAAACCTAAATTGGTATTTAAAATTAATCTTGCTTATAATAGTTGGGAAGAACTTGGATATTTAAGATTAAAACAAAAATAGAAAAATGAATAGGGTCTTATAAATATTGAAAAATAATATTTATAAGACCTTTTAAATTGGAGTGATTTCGAAACAGGTATGCGAAAAAATGACATACTTGTTTCAAGCTCTTTTATATAATTCGATTTATTGATTATACTCTAACATAAATTAATAAAAATATCAAGACATACGGTTTATATTAAATATAATAAACACAAAAGAACACTCTTAAATACAAGAGTGCTCTTTGAAGAGAGAATTATTATTATTTTACGACTTTCAGTGTACCAGCAGACACTGTCATCTTTCCTGCATGTGTTAACAGGGTAATCATCTCACCGTTGATTGCATATACAGATAACTTTTTACCATAGAACTCATTATAAGGATTGACGACCTTTACAAGACACCCCTTTCTGAGAATTCTAGGCTGAATCTTATTATCCGAAGAGCAAAGTAGACCTGCACCTCTGCGTATGAAAGATCCGTCTGCCTTCTGGAGAATATATACATCCCTGTAGCCATTACATCTGCTAAAGACCATTAAAGTCTCGTTTTCCCGTCTTATATCTTTTACATAAATTCTCTTCATTGTCTTTACCTCCAAAAAATTTTTACTTTGATGTTATTAATTTTGCAAACACAAGGTTTACTATTATATAGTTTCTTGAACCATATATATTTATATTGTACCATATTATGTTGATTTTGTCAAAACATCAGTTTCGTCAAATGCTATTAAACACACATAATCCAATCTGATTTTGTTCTTCCTTACTTAATTCAGTAATTTTAGCAACAATCATTAAAATATATTTAGGAATATTTAAATTTTGTCTATATTCTTCATCAATTTCTTTTATTCCTGCATCTTTATATACTTTGTATATCTCAAAATCTTTATAATGGCATAATTGTCTTAATTTTTCTTCTTGTTCTCCTAAACTAAAGCCTTCTCTTGCTTGGTCTTCTGTACTCACACGAATATAAATTCCTGCAACATTCTTTTTTAAATCTACTTCTTCCATTAAAATACCTCCAATAAACATAAAAGTGCTAGAAAGCCTTTGCTAACTAACACTTAATAATTTCTATTATATAAAATTTGTTGTACCTGCTGAAACAATAAGAACTTTTAGTGTTAGTTAATCATTGATAATTTCTCGTAATCTTGATAATGGATATTTATTTGCTAAATTATTTATGTAAAAATACTCGTGTTCATTAAAGAAAAGATAAATTTTATCTTTAATAACAGCAGTATGTGGCTCTACATAAGCAATATTAGTCTTTTCAACCATTCTAAGATTACCATTTGTTATCTTTGGTTCACAATTACTAAAAGTGCAAGCCCATTTAATTTTTGAATTTAATTCTTCGTTTATTACTATTTTTCTTTTAATTGTGCTTATCATATCACAAAAACCTCCTTTTTTCAATATGTTGAGGCTTTTTTCTGTCTTTTACTTATAAAAAAGACAAAAAAATAAGCCAACTAAATCGACTTATATTCTGTGAAATGATATTCACTTTCTGCTTTCTTGAACTCTAGTATTATCAAGACTTTCAAAGAGTTCGACGAAAACGCATTATGGAGCCAATAAGCAGAATCGAACTGCTGACCTACGGGTTACGAATCCGTTGCTCTACCAACTGAGCTATATTGGCGAATACTCACTTTTATTGATATGTGTATCGTTTTGACAACTTTTTCAATTTTATTTTTGTTGTCTATTTTGTCTATTTTGTCCAACTTTTCCATAAAAATGGTTGTCAAAAAGTTGTCAAATATTATAGCAAAATTATAATATAGAATTATTAAAAAATCAATAGGAAATGTTAAACATATTTGACAACTAATTATCGTTATTTTTTATATAATTATTTAATAGTTCGTCAGCATTTTCTCTTTGTTCATCTAAATGAGTATAAACTTCATAAACCATAGCGGCAGAAGAGTGTCCCATCAAAGCTTGTGCTTTTTTTATTTTAACATTAGCATAATATAGCATTGTACAATACGAATGTCTTAGTTGATGGCATGTAAAACTTATTTTCTTTTCTTGATTTTTATTTATATCATATAAAAAACTTTCTAAATGTCTTCGAACAGCAACATCAGTTAACATTTTGCCATCTTTTTCTTTTACAAATAATAAACCATTTTTAGAATTATTAACTAAATCTACAACCATATCATATATATTATCTAAAATAGGAATAGTACGGATTCTATTATTTTTAGTAGTTTTTACAATTGGTTGATTATGTAGAAGTACGACAGCCTTATTTATAGAAATGGTTTTATTTTTTAAATCAACATCATCAACAGTAAGTGGAATTATTTCTTCTTTCCTCATTCCTGTATAACGCATCAAAATAAAAAATGGGGCATATTTGTGTGTAGAACTAATAAGAATTTTATCTTCATCAATTGTCAAAGGTTTACGCTCATTTTTTATAACTTTTAGTGGCTTTATATTATTAGCAACATTTTTTATTATTATATCATTATCAATTGCATCATTTAAAATTCTTTTGACATATGCTAATGTTTTATTTGCGGTTGTAGGAGTATTTTTCATATCTAAAAGTAATTGCTCAATATCGTATTTTTTTATATCTTTAATTTTTTTAAATCCAAGAGCAGGAATAATATGATTATTAATAATAGATGTATATTCTTCGATAGTTCTTATTTCTTTGCTTGCAGAGTTTAATTCAATCCATTTAAGCGAAAATTCTTTCATTTTTACATTTTTTAAATCAGGTATTCCATTGTAAGAATTGTGCAAATATTCAATATATTTTTTATATAATTCTTTTTCATCTTTATCGTATAAATATTTATTTTTACCATTTGCAGTAATTTTTTTTACTAATCTACCGTCTTTTCTGACAGTATATTTCATATCTTTATATTTTGTCATAAGACCTCCTTAAAAATAAGATAAGTATATTACAACTTATCTTTAGTAAATAATTCCATATTTATCTTCATAAAATCTTATAGCATTGCTCATATATTCGATTGTAACTTCAAAATAATCTGCCAGACTATAAACTGTATTGATTCCGATTTTTAATGGCTAATTTTAGTTTCTCAAAAGGAATTAGTACATAATAACTCCATTTCTTAGCCCTGTATTCTTGTTTATTAATTAAAGTTGTGTCAGTACAGTTAATTGAGTATGTTGCGTCTTGATAGTAATGACCTAATTCTTCTGATAAAGTTTCTTTTTCAATATATGAGTTATCTATATTTGTATAATTTAATGCAATGGCATTTATTTTATCTATATTTATAAAACAACCATAAGCATCTTCTATATAGTAATCATAAATTTTGATATGTTCTTTTTCTGCTAAATTATATAAATTATTTAGATTCATTGTTTTTCCTCCAAAATTTATTTAGAATAGAAACCTAGTCCTAAGGTAATTTCTTTAGTAATTTCATTAACAGAAGAAATATAGCCACAAACTTGGCGTTTTTTCCCATTAGAATAAGATTTTATCATTTCTTGTAAATTGTTTTTTGGAATATAACCAATAAATATATTGTTATATAAAATTTTTATTGCATTGCTGTCATATTTATTATTTGTTTCAAATTCAAATCTTACAAAATATTCTAATTTGATTTGTGATAAATCAAATTCTCTATATTCAAGACCTTTTACAGGCACATCGTAATATTCATATTTTAGCATTCTATTATCCGCATCTACTTTTGGAAATTTGCTAGAACTCTCTCTATATAAATTTCTTGAATTATTAGAAAAAATAGTGCTCTTTGATTTTGTATCAGTATAAATAGTTGCTTTAATTGCATTAAAAAATGACTTAAATTTATTTATATTCATAATACTTTATTTGCTATCTCCCTTTTTATTATCTTTCATAATTACTTCTAATAAGCCCTTTATCTGCTGTTTTTGTGTTTCAGTGGGTGGGTTGTAATCCTTCATATTAAATCCAATTTTGGCTAGTCCAAGAGGGTCAGTTTCTTTTGGATTCTTTTCATTGGATTTCCCTAACAGGTAATCTATGCTGCAATCAAGTATTTCTGATAATTTACTTAAAACATCTATTGAAGGCATATTTTTATTATTTTCATAATTAGCAATGTTCGAACGCGATGTATCAATTTTTTTTGCAAGTTCCTCTTGTGTTAAATTACAATCTTGTCTAATTTTTTTTAAATTATCTCCAAAACTCATAAATATGCTCCTTTCTAAGAAAATTATAACATTTTATTGTCAGTTTTGCAAACATTTTTTGAGAAAAATAAAAAAATTTTGAAAAAAGTATTGACAGTCAAACGAACATCATATATAATGTCAGCAGAACAAACAAAAAGGAGGCGAAAATATGAGAGAAAAACTTATAGAAGTTAGAAAGAAAAAAGGTTGTACTCAAGAACAAATGGCGGAAAAGCTAAATATTGCAAGAACAACATATACAGGGTACGAAAATGGAAATGTATCACCATCATTGGAAACAGCTTTAAACATAAAGAAGATATTAAACTATAAGAAAGATGATATTTTTTTAGTTTCTAATGTCAGTCAAACAAACAAACTTAAAAGGAGATGATAAAAATGCCAGCAACAAAATTACAAGAACGAGCGAGAGTTAAATATGTAACACCAAAACAATTTATGGAACAATACAGTTTGAGCAAATCTCAAGCATACAAAATATTAGCAAGACCAGAAATGCAGGAAGCAAAAATTAAAACTGGAGAAAAATTAATAAGAATAAATTTAGATAGAGCATTTGAGATTATGCAACAGATATTTAGTTAGAAAGAAGGTGAAAACAAATGAAAAGAAGTTGGAAGAATTTTAGAATAGACAAAAACAAAGTTTATATGAGAATAGGACAAGCAGTAGCATACACATCTTTGTGGATATTAGCAGTAGTAGGAACAACTTGGGCTTTGACTAGAACAGTAATTTATTAGGAGGAAAAATTATGGAATTAATAAAAAAAATATTGTTTTTTTGGCTTTTAATATACGACATAATGGTTATAACAATAAAGCCTATAAGAAAAAATCTCATAGACTTTTTAAGAAAAATGGATAATTGAAAAAATAAAATTTTTAATTTCTTCGGGAAATATTGAAATTAAAAAAGTACAAATTGCTGCAATTATCCAATATATAATTTGAAAAATTTTTATAACAATACTTTCTTCTTTTACACCAAGATAAGAAAAAATATATTTTGGAATAAAAATAATTATGCGTATCCAATAAAAAGGATTAAAAGAATTTAAAAATCTAGACCAATAGTTGCCTTTTGCTTCTAATAGTGATTCCATTACAATTTGAGCAATATCCTGCCTAGAATTAAGTATATTGTTAAAAACAGAAACAGAAGAAGATGCTAATTGTCCATATCCTAAAGGCTGAACTATAGGAATATATTTATCTTTGACACCTGAGTTTTTTATATAATTAAGTATTTGGTTTTTATGTGTAACTGAGTGCATTTTATCAGAAGTATTAGATGAATAATTTAATAATAGATTTTTTTCAATTAAAGGATAACGCAAGAAATTTATTAAGTTATAAAAAGCATGTAAAAAAATAATAAAAATAAAAACAAATAGTAATTTCATAAATAAAAACCTCGCTTTCGAAGATATTATACAACAATTTACAAAATTTTACAAGAAAGGAGTTGAAAGAGATGTTTAGAAAAACAAAAGAACTACAAAGTTTAGTTGATGCAAGTAGAGAAAATTTAAAAATTGCAGAAGACAAAATCAAAAAAATGAAAGAAAGTCAAGAAGAGTTAAGAAGTGAAATCGAAGAAGAACATTTAGAAAATTACAGAAATCACAGAAAACTATTAGCAATAAGAAAAGTATTACAAGAGCAAGATTACAACAATATTGATAACTTAAAAAAGAAAATAACAACAATACTAGATAAAAAAGAACTAGTCGACCTACCAAAATCAAACTAGTTCAGAAACACTTAAATATATGAATCTATTGCTATTATAACATTTTTGGCAATAGAAATCAAGAGGTGTAAAAATGGTTGTAAAAGATTTAAGTAATAGTTTTCATCCATGCCCAAAACGGGCAATGTAATTTAACAAAGAAAAAGTCAGTAGATAAACCTAAAAAAAATATTAAAGAAAATCAGAAGAAGCGGCACAGATGATGTAGTAACTGACTTTTGCATTATGCCGAAAAGCACAAAATATAGTACGAAAAGAACTAAAAAGTATTGTGAAAGACACGAGGCCTATTATTCAAGAGCATACAGAAACAAAAGCATTAAAGATGGCTTAATTGTATTCTTAACAGAAGAAGATCATCGAGGTACAAACGGAGTTCATGGAAAGAATGGCGATAAGTTAAATAGATATTTGAAGAAAGTAGCACAAAAGGCATGGATGGAATATTACAAAAAAACAAAAGAAGAATTTATTGAGAGATATGGGAAAAGTAATTTATAGGAGGCATACTATGGACATACCAAATTATTATGCAATAATACCAGCAAAAATAAGATATGATAAAGAATTAATGGCAAATGCCAAATTACTATATGGAGAAATTACAGCGTTATGTAATGACAAAGGTATTTGCTGGGCAAGAAATGAATATTTTGCAGACTTATATGATGTAAGTAATGAAACAATATCACGTTGGATAAGTCAATTAAATAAAAAGAAATATATAAAAGTTAAAATGTTTTACAAAAAAGACAGTAAAGAGATAGATAAACGAATAATTTCTATTAACCAATACCCTATTGACGAAAACGTCAATACCTATTGTCAAGAAAATCAAAGTAATACCCTATTGACGAAAACGTCAATACCCTATATTCAAAAAAATCAAGGGGGTATTGATAAAAACATCAAAGAGAATATTACAAGTATTAATAATAAAAAAGAAGAAGAAAGAAATTTTCAAAGTGAGTTAAAAGATGTTATTGAATTTTACGAGAACAATATTACTCTAATAACATCATTTATTTCAGAGGATATGGAAAAATATCTAAAATCAGGACTATATGCAGACTTAATTATCGAAGCAATGAAAGAAGCGGTTTCTAGAAACAAAAGAAATTGGAAATACGTAACTGGAATATTAAATGACTGCATAAACAACAAACTGTATACAGCAAAACAATTTAAAATCAGACAAGAAGAATTTAAATCAAATAAAACACAAACACATCAAAGTAATAAAACAAAAGAAAAAATTGAATACAAGGAAGTAGAATTGACAGAAGAACAGTACAACAAAATGATGAACGAAAGAGGTAAAAAATATGAATGATGAAGAAATAGAAAAAGCAGTATTATTTTATATCATTTTCAAAAATGAACTATTTGATTTATCAGAAAAAGATTTCACAAATCAATGCAATAAAAAAATAATAAATGCAATAAATGAATTAAAAGCAAGAAAAGAAGAAATTAGTATGTTAACAATACAAAGCAAAATAGATAGTGATTCAAGTAAAGTTTTAAAATACTTAAGCGAATTAGGAAATTACATATACAAAACAAATGCACAAACGGCGTATGAGATGTTAAAAGATAAAACCAAAAAACGAGAATTACTAGAACTAGCCAAAAATATACAAAAAGAAATAGAACAAATTGAAGATGTTGATGTTTATCTAGAAAAGAGCATATCAGAAATACAAAAGATAGAGTTTCAAACAGAAAAAGAAGAAAATTTCGTGGATGAAGTAGCAAAAACAGCAACAAAAATTGAACAAAACATTAACAAAAAACAAGATTATAGTTATTATACAGGTTTCTTCGATTTGGATGATTTAACAGACGGTTTGCACAAGGGTGAACTTACAATAATTGGAGCAAGACCACGGAGTTGGAAAAACAACATTTTCTTTACAGATAGCAGAGCATATATCTAAAAAACAGAAAGATGTAACTTATGTATGCTTAGAAATGTCAACAGAACAAATGATTCAAAAGATGTTAGCAAAAGAAGCAAGAGTTAATTCAAGAAAAATAAGAAATGGTGATTTAACATCAGAAGAGATAGATAAAATTGGAATTGCGTGTGCAGAAGTCTGCGATTTGAAAATGAGTATATTAACAAAAATAAGAACAATTCAACAGATAGAAATTGTAGCAAGAAGAATGAAAAACAGAGGAAAACTAGATTTGTTGATTATAGATTACTTACAACTAGTTAGAAGCAATGCTAAATTTCAAAGCAGAGAACAAGAAGTTGCAGACATATCAAGAACGTTAAAACTTTTAAGCATAGAGTTAGAAATACCGATTATTGCACTTTGTCAGTTAAATAGAAATGCAAGCAGAAATGAACCAACACTGGCAGATATAAGAGAAAGCGGTTCTATTGAACAAGATGCAGACAATGTAATATTTTTATATCAAGAAGATGAAGAGAATAACATAGTAACAGTTGATTTACAAAAGCAAAGAGCGGGAAACATCGGAAAATCAAGATTAAAATTTAATAAAATTAATAGTGAATTTGTTAATTTAGAAAGGTAACTTATGAAAAAGATAATAAAAGAAACAGAATTAAAAAATGCAAGTAACATAGAAAAATGTAAATTGATATTACAAATCATAAAAGGACAAGCAATTTACACAAAAGGAGGATAAAAAGTGGACAATATAACAAAAGAAACAAGAAAAGAAAGTTATAAAAAACTAGAATTGAAAAAGAAAAGCAAATTGATATATGACAACTTAGATGGAGAATATACAGCAAGAGAATTAGCAAATAAATTGTATAAAAAGCGGACTAACAAGAACAGCAGAAAGATTAGAAACAGCACCACGACTAACTGAATTAGTCGGATGTGGATTAGTGGAAGTAGTAGGAAAAAAATTTGATGAAATAGGCGGATGTAAAGTAGCGGTATATAGAAAAATAAATATTGCATCAAATGAAGAGAAAAAGGAAAAGAAATGCTACGAATAGATGATTATATAAGAACTTTAGACGGAAAAATCGGAAAATATTTAATTCATAACAATGCAGATTATATTGTTACAAATGACAAGAGTATAGAAATTGATTTAAAAGACATAAAAAAGTATAGTGACAAGCTAGTTGATGTAGTAGAAATGAATGACACAGTAAACGGAAAGAAAGTAATAGCAATAATGAATAATACACAATTAGTTTTAGAAAATAATGAGAATGTTTATGAAGAGAATATAAAAACTATTTTAACAAAAGAAAATAACTATTATGAGAAATAAAGTAGGAGGAAAATAGATATGTTAAAAATAAGAGATGATGTAGATTTAAAAGAACTTGAAAAGTTTGAATTTAGAAAATATGAATATACACATTTATTGGTTTTAAGAAAAAAAGAACACGATTTTGCAAGTATAGATATTAGAAACAGAAGATATGAAATATTAGATTTATGCAATTTAACATATAATTTAACTTACGATTTAATCAAAGCAGATTTAGTAGTAAAGGAGTAAATAAGATATGAGTAAAGAGGAAATATCTAAAGAAACAAAAAATACTTTACAAAATTGTTGGGTTATGACAACAAATCACGAACTAGATAATGAAAATAGAAAATTAAAAGAAGCTATAACTGAAATATTAGATAAAACTATGACTTCAACAGAAAAAAGCGAATATTGGTATAAGTATTATATAGAACATAAACAATACAATGATGATTTAGAATATAACAAAAAAATATTAAAGGACTGGTCAAATATTTTAAAAGGCATGGGAAATAGAAATTATCCTTATTGCTATGCTATTGATAGAATTTTAACAGAGCTGGAGAGGAGTGATACATAGTGAAAGAAAAAATAAATAAAATAGGACTACTTAATTATATGTTTTGGAAATTATTATGTATCATAGAATTAATTTTAAATGTTCCATATTATATTTTAAAAATTTTAATAGAGATAATTTATTCTATATTTGATAAATTAAACGATGTTTTTTATGAACAACAATTTGTTTATTTAACATGGTTTAAGCCAGTAAGAAAATATTTTAAATATTTAAGAGAACGAATGATGTAGGAGGTGTTTTAAGTGAAAGAAAAAGAAGAAATATTAAATAAAATGAAAAACAAGTATAAATTAGCCTTGTTTATGGTTATAAGAAACTCTATGGTAATGCCAAAAGAAAAAAAATTAGGTAAGACAGATAAAGAAATAAATAAAATGTCTTATGACACAATGTGTTCATTACTAACTATGATTGATTATAATAAAGTAAAAAAGTTTTACGAGGAGGGAAAAGGTGAAAGAAAATAGTATAAGAGATAGAATTGAAGAAAAATATACAAGATATATAAATTGTGAAACAGATATTTTAGAGTTAACAATAGAAGAAGCAATTTTTATATTAGAAACAGATGAAAAAGTTCATTATGTAGAAGATTTATTACAAGAAGTATATAAAGTGATTTTATCAGATTATAAAAGAGTATTAAAAGAGAATGAAGAATTAAAAAATGATTATGAAAATTTAAATAATAGTGTAGTAGTTAAAAATCATTGTATAAAAAACAGTATTCCAGTTCAAACAGTAAAAGACAAGATAGAAAAAGAAATAAAATATCATGAAAAAAACATATTAGATATAGAAAATATAACTATGTTAAAGGGGAAAACAGCCAAAGAAGAAGCGGAAATTGAGTTCAATAAATATGTAATAGTAGTTTTAAAAAAGATGTGTCAAGAACTACTAGAAGGGAGAAAATAAAATGAACGGAAATGATAATGGATTCATAAAAAATAAAGATAGAGAAAAACAAAGGCAAAACAATGTAAGAGAATATCAAAGAAAATTCTTAAATAAAAAAATGAAAAGGGGGAAATAAAATGGTTTATAAAGGATTAGAAATAATGCAAATGATATCTAAAGGGCAAATAGAAGATAGAACAAGATTTAATTTTGAAAACAATAATTTTGATGGAGAAGTAGAATATTACAATGGAACATTATATTGGATAGTATTTGACGAAAAATGGAATGAGACGGGCAAGAAAAATCTTTTTGAAATGTTTAATATTCAAAGCACAATGGTAGCAGACTTTGAACCATTAAAAGAAAAAATAGACATAGAAAGTATAAAAGAAATGGACATAGATGTAATAGATGATGTAACTTATTACATAAACGATTTAACTAAAGCAGTAAAGTACCTAGATAAAAGAGTAAAACAATTAGAGGAGGACAAATAAAATGAGTGCTGATGAGATGTTTAAAAAGTTGGGTTTTTTAAAAATTATAGATAACGACACAGAGATTAAATATTGTTATATAAACACTATAATGGGCGATAAAGTAGAACATACAATACAAATTGCTAAAGTAGGGAAAATAGTATTTTCATATAGAAATGATAAAAATCATCAAGTGATGGGATTGGGAAAAAAGGAACTACAAGCAATAAATAAGAAAGTAGAGGAATTGGAATGGATGAATTAGTAAAAGAATATATGTTAGGCTTATTAAAATGGCAAAAAACAAAATTAGAATGTATAAATTTAGGTTGGACTCAAAATGAGGAAATAAAAACTGAATTACAATTAATAGAAATGGCAGCAAAAAAAGTTAAAGAAGAATTATAAAAAGGAGGACAAATATATGCTTAGATACGAAAATAGAAAAACTAATTCTTTAATCAATATACCAGAAGAGATAAATCTATCTAATATAGAAGATTATACATATTTAATAAAAATGATGATTTATAATGATGAAAAAATTATAAAAAACAAAATGCAGCAGTTAGTTAATTGCTTAGAACAAATAAAAAACAGGAGGACTAACATATGACAAAAGAACAAGCAATAGAAAAACTAAAATGGTCAATACATATAAGCAAATTAACTAAAGACATAAATGGAAGTAATACTTCAATAAATGTAGAAGTATTAAAAACAGTTTTATCTATGCTAGAAGAACAAGACAAAATAATAAGTTTAATGTTAGAAAAATTTGCAGATATTGATTTTGATGATATGTGTTTAGATTGTGAATGTTGTGTAGGCAATGGTTGCATTAAAGAAGAAAGAGATTTATATGAGAACTGCATCAAACAATATTTTGAAAATAAAGCAAAAGAAAGAAGGTAAATAAATATGAAAATAAAACAAATAGATGAAGATGAAATAATTTTCGACAATAATTATAAACTTAAGTGCTATCATGAACAAGACTGTTGTGAGAGAGTATATGCAGACTTTGAAATGTTAAAAAATTACAATGTATCAGTAAAAACAGGAAAAAATATTAAAATAAAAGAAATAGAATTTGTTGAAACTTTAGAATTGTTAATAGATGGAGTTCCAGGAGCAGGATTCAATATTATATCAATAATAGGAGAAAAGTTTTTTATTCCGTGCTACAATGAACAAAATGGCTATTATTCAAGCAATTTAGAACTTATATTAGATAAAGGCAAAACACAAGAAATTATGGATATATCAGAATTTGTTAAAGATGATATTTACTAAAATCTAAAGAGTTTCTAAAGAGAATCTAAAGAGATATAGTTTGAAAATATGAGTATATAAAAGGAAGTGAAGGAATGAATATAAAAGAAAAAATTGTTATGTTAATACCTAAAAAAGAGAGTGCAAAAGAAATTAAAGTTCCTGACTTGAAACAATATTTAGTAAATGGTTATGAAGAAATAAGACAAGTAAAAAAGGAAAATATAGAACTAGAGAATCAGTTAGAAGAAGAAAAGAAAAATAAGCAACTATACGAAGGAGCTTTAGTAACATTATCAGAATTTCAACAAAGAGATAAAGACAATAAAAATGAAATTAATAGACTTAAAAATAAGATAAAAGAAAAAGAACAAGAAATAAATAATATAAATTCACAACTTAATACATATAAAATTAGACAAATTGAATATGACAAAAGAGAGAAGAATTTAAAAAATGAAATAAATGAGAATGTAAAAAGAAAAATAAATATATTAAAAGACAATATATGTAACAAGATAAAAAATACTAAAGGGAACTTAAGCAAAGACAAAGTTATAGACATTGTATATAAAGAAGCGGAGTGATACAAATGACTAAAACAATAAAAAATCTATTAAAAGCAAAAGAATTAATAGAGAAAAAACTAGATTTAAACAATAATTTACTTGAAACAATAAAAGCGTTGAGACAAGATGAAAACAGTCTAAAAGAAGAAAATGAAGCTTATGAGATAGCATTAAAACTAATTAAGAAAAAGATAAAAGAAGAATATAATAAATAAGGAGGTACACTAATGACACGAGAAGATTTAAAAGAGGATATAATATCAAAATTAATTTTACATAAAGAAAAAGAAGGCAAAAAGATAGAAATAGAATTAAAAATAGATGAATATCAGCAAAGATTAGACTATGCTGGCACAGTATATGAAGACAACGAAAAAGACATAATTGAAAATATGCAAATAGCAGGGCAAGCTTATGATAGTATGCATAGTAATACAAATAAAATATCAGATAAAGTATCAAGTACAGCATTTAATTATAAGAAAGAACTGAATCACATAAATAAAGAAGATAGAGAATTTTTAGAGAACGAAATAAGAAGATTAACTTTAGAAAAAGACAAAGTAGATAAAGAAATAGCAAGAGTAAAAAATTGGTTAAATAAAATAACGGAAGAGCAAAATACAGTAATATATCTATTCTACATAGAAAATAAAGGAAAAAAGTGGAATAAAGTTGTAGAGGAATACAAAACAGAATACAATAAAGATATTACCGACAGAGGATTAAGAAAAATAAGAGACAAAGCAATAGAAAGTATAACAAATATGGTAGAAATATAAAATGTTCCTAAAAAGTTCCGCAAAAAGGTATTGAAAAGTTCCATTCTAATTATATATAATTATAATAGAAAATTTATAAAAAGTCGCAGATAGAAATATCTCATAAGTCCAAGTGACAACCAATTTGTTGATTTAAGAATAGATGTTTTAAATGTCTATTCTTTTTAAATTTGTAAATTTAACTAAAAATGGTATAATTGTAATAAAATTGTAATAAAAATGTAATAAAACTGCAAACTAAAGACTTGACAGGCTTTCAAAATTCTAGTATAATATCAGTGACACAAAAAAGTGTCAAGGTTAATAAAAATAATAGAAAACATATTCAAGTATCTATTATCATTTATTATACCTCCTTTCATATGAAAGATGATACGTAATAAAAAAGAAGATAAAAAAGACTAGAGTTGCAGCTCTAGTCTTTTGCTTTAGTCGAACAATTTAACGATTAAATATACTACGATTAAAGCGATGATACGTAATAAATTTTTCATATGTCCTCCTTTCCGAAGATGTAAAAAAGAAAGAATATGTAGAAGACAAAAATATTATACTATGAGTTAGAAAATATATCAATAATAAAATAAAAAATAAGTAAAAAAATGTCGAGAGCTTATCAAACAAGATAGGCTCTTTTATTATGTGTTATTACCAGTATGCTAGGTAACTGATAATATATAGTTTGTTATGTTTGGTTGAATATGGCAGACCTCCTTTCTGAATATTTTTTATATAAACTATTGCAGAACTTTCCTAGCGAGTTCTAAATGCAAGTTTAGTGTAATGGTAGCACAACAGTCTCCAAAACTGTTTGTAGTGGTTCAAATCCATTAACTTGTGCCAAGAAAGCGGTACAGATTTCTTCGGAACTGTAGGAGATGAAAACCCTCCAAATTTAATATTTATAAATTGTATGCAGTGATATATAAAACTTAATAGTGGGAGCATAAGGTTGAAACACTAATTCCGTCACAGGGAAGAAAAGTGTGTAGTCTTCCAAGAGATTAGGCTTGTAAGCTAAAGGTTGAGCTGTGATATAGACTAGAATCCAAAGGTATAAGATAGCTACTTATACAAACCGATATATCATTGCATAGAGTTTATAAATAAAAGAAAAGAGGAAAAGATATGGAAATAAAAGATTATTTATTAGATGAAATGAAAAGATTAAATAGACTAAACGACATTTTAGAAAAGAAAATAAATCAAGAAAAGGATTTTAATAATGAGCCTGAACAAATTGTATGTAATGTTAAAGCTATGTGTGATATAGCCGAGATTATTTATTGACGATATGTTTCAATGTTGTTATAAATTTCATTGTATATATCGTAAGTCAAATGAGCAGGATCTGGCATTTTTGCTAAGTTGGAATTTTCAATAATAGTTTTAGTTAATTGTAAAGCAATATCTTCTTTTGAAGTCATAAAACAACACCTCTTTTCTTTGTAAAATTGATGTTCAGGCTCAAAGAAGATTATAGCAAATTAAAAGCGAAAATATTGTCGAAATATGTCAAAAAATAAAATAAAAGGAGATGTACATATGACTAATAAAGAAAGAATAGAAAAGTATAAAAAAGAGCATTGTTCAAAATGCAAAAACAAAGACAAGTTTGACTGTGAAATAAGAATATTCAAAAACAATGATACAGTATGTACAAAGTGTGTGTATTATGAGCGAGAAGATTAACTATGCAAATTGTATGCAAAGAAAATGTGAACAATGTAGATATTATGATTATTGTTTTAGATATAAAACAAAAAGAAAAGGAGAAAAGAAAAATGAAAAAATTAAAATTTTTAATTCAAGTAGTAGATAAAAATACAAAAGAAGAATATAAAGAAGGACAAATTGTAGAATTTGAAGACAAAAGAGCAAATGAAATATTAGAAGCTAGATTAACAAGCGGAGAACATTATGCAATAGAAGTTAAAGAAGTAGAAAAAGAAACCGCAAAGAAGGTCGTTAATAAAGAGACAGCAATAAAGAAAACAAGAAAGACAAGCAAGTAATGACATATAGAGATAATCCTAAAATTGCAAAGAAATATAAAAGCAAAAGGTGGCAGAAGTTAAGAGAATATAAGCTACTAACAACTAACGGAATGTGTGAAAGATGCTTAAAGAAGCGGAATATATAATGCTGCTATAATAGTACATCATAAAGAATATGTTACTGATTCAAATTATGAAGATGATAACATATTCTTTAACATTAATAATTTAGAATGCTTATGTCAAGACTGTCATAACAAAGAACATTTTAGTAGTGATAAAGAAGAGTATATATTTGACGAGAACGGAGATGTAATAAAGAATGATTAAAAATAATAAAGAAAGTATAGATATAGAATTAAATCTAGAAGCGAAAGAAACAATAAAAAAATTAGAGAAGATAAAGCAATTATTGCAAGACATAATAGAATTAGATGAAACAATAAACGATAAAAAATATAAATATTATAGACATAAAGATGGAAGTATATCAACATGCCCAGAAATAGAAATTAATATCAAATAAAAGATAAACATAAAGAGTAATAATCCCCCCAGTACCCATTTCACACTGTACCTACGGGAGAACGGTGGGTGGGGGTTCAAAAAATACACAAGTCATTTTGCGTGAGGGGTGTAGCCAAGGAGGTGTAGAAATGGAAGAAGAACAAAAAGATTTGCGTGAAAAACTAAGTGGTCAAGCACTTATAAAAAAAAATCAAAAGATAAAGAAAGAAACTAACAAATTAAAGAAATTATTTAAAGAATTACCAGATAACAAGAAGAAAATGGCAGAAAAACTAATCGAAAATGCTTCTTTTATGTCTATAACACTTGATGAATTAAAAGAAGATATAAAAATATATGGAGTAAAAGAAACATATGTAAATGGTAAAGACCAATTTGGATTTAAAGAATCAATAGAAAGCAAAACATATAGTACAATGGTAAAAAATTACATGAATATAATAAAACAATTAAATGATATGTTACCAGAAGAAAAGAAAATAAATGAGGGTGATGAATTTGAACGATTCAATGGTTGTTCATGACATATATTGAAGAATATTATCAATTCTTACTTAAAAACCCAGATAAAGCTTGCCACAAAGTTTTAGCAACATACAAGAAACTTGTACAGGATATATACAATCCTAAACAAGTTTCTTTTTTTAATGAAATAACAGAAGAACAAGAAATACATACATATATTTTTGATGAATTAAAAGGCAATAGACCAATTAATTTTATAGAAAAGTTTTGCAAACATTCAAAGGGGAAATGGGCAGGTAAACCTGTTATACTAGAGTTATGGCAAAAAGCATTTATTCAAGCACTATTTGGATTTGTAGATAAGGAAACAGGACTGAGAAAATATAAAAAAGGAATACTTTTTGTTGGAAGAAAAAATGGAAAATCAACAATAGATGCTGGACTTGGAAATTATATGCTTACTTCTGCTGGAGAAGGTGGAGCGGAAATATATTCTGTTGCAACAAAAAAAGACCAAGCAAAAGTTGTTTGGGAAGAAGCAAAAAGAATGATAAAGAAAAGTCCTGTTTTGGCAAAAAGAATAAGAACATTGGTTAATGGATTATTTTACGATAAAACAGAAAGTTTTTTCAAAGCATTAGCAAGTGATTCCAATTCATTAGATGGCTTAAATGCTTTTTTTGTAATAGGAGATGAAATACATGCTTGGAGAGATAAAAATCTGCTAGATGTTATGTATGATTCTATGTCTGCAAGAGAAGAACCTTTATTTTTAGAGACTTCTACAATGGGTCAAATTCGTGAGGCTGTATTTGATAATGAATATGAGTATGCTACATCTGTCATAGAAAGCTATGACAAAGATATAGATATAATTGATGAAACTATTTTGCCAGTTATTTACGAATTAGATAATGCGAATGAATGGCAAGATGAGAAAAAATGGTATAAAGCAAATCCACGGCCTTGGAACAATAAAGAACATCAAAGATTTGAGGGATAAAGTAAACAGAGCTAAGAATAATCCAACCGAACTTACTAATCTATTGTGTAAAGATTTTAATGTAAGACAAAACGACCAAGACAAATGGATTACTTTCGATATTGCAAATAATGAAGAGATTTACGATATAGAAGACCTGTTTGACAATTATGCAGTTGCGGGAGTAGATCTATCAAGTACAACAGATTTAACATGTGCAACATTATTAATTGTAAAAAACAAAAAGAAATATGTTATACAACAATATTTTATTGCAAGTGACAGATTAGAATTTAAAATAAAAGATGACAAAATACCATATGATAAATGGGAAAAAAGAGGACTTGTAACAGTTTGTGAAGGAGCGAAAGTTGATTATTCAAAAGTAACAGAATGGTTTTTAAATATAAAAAATGAATATGAAATTGCACCTTTGTGGGTAGGTTATGACCCTTGGAACTCAAATTATTGGGTGGAAGAAATGAAAGAAAATGGCTTTGAAATGATAGAGGTAAGGCAAGGACCTAAAACAATGAGCAACCCAATGAAACAGTTGGAAGCTGATTTAATAGAAAAAAATGTTAATTATAATAATAATCCAGTCTTAAAATGGTGCTTATGTAATACGGCTGTTAAAAGAGATGACAACGACAACATAAGACCAGTTAAAGGTCAAAAACAAAGGGCGAGAATAGATGGCACAGTAAGTTTAATAATTGCTTATTGTGTTTTATTTGAAAAAATGAATGATTATTTAGCACTACAGGAGGAGTGAAATGAAAAAAGAAAAGCGAAGTTTATTTAATATGATTTTTGGCAACAAAACACAACATATAAATAATGAAAATACATTAAAATTATTGAGTGGATATAATGCAACATATACAGATATTTCAGAAAATATTGATGATAACATAATTGCAAGAGAATGTATTAATGTTATAGCAACACATTGTGCTAAAATGATGCCAAAACATTATCAACAAAATGGTGGATTAAAAAATCACATTTCTGGACAAATAAATTATATTATTAGTGTAAAACCAAATCCATTTATGACTACATATGATTTTATATACAAAGTAATCAGCTTATTATTGTCACAAAATAATGAATATATTTATATAGATATAGATGACAAAGGCTTTTTGAGAGGATTATATCCATTAAATCCATTATTTTGCACTTTGGTAGAGTATGATAACGAAGTATGGCTAAAATTTCAATTTATAGATGGTAATATATATTATGCAAAATATAGCAGGATAATTCATTTAAGAAAATTTTACAATAAACATGATTTTTACGGAGATACAAATCAAGTATTAAATAATGCTATTGAAACGCAAACTGTCGCAGATGATGGAATAAAAAACGCTATTAAGATAAGTGCATCATTAAGAGGGGTTTTAAAAGCATCAAATGCTATATTAAAAGATAAAGATATAAAAAATATGAAAGAGGATTTTGTAAAAAGTTTGTTATCAAGTACTGATGGAATAGGAAGTTTAGATGCAAGAATGGATTTTAAAGAAATAAATTTAAATCCGGTATTACTTGAAAAAGAACAACTCGAAATGGTGAATGGAAATATATATGGATATTTCATGTTATCAGAAAATATTATAAAAAGTAAATATACAGCAGATGAATGGAATGCTTTTTACGAAAGTGTTTTAGAGCCATATGCAATTCAAATGGGACAAGCATTCACAAATGCAATATTTAGTGAAAAGGCAATAAAAGAAGGACATCGAATAGAATTTTCTGTAAATCGTATAAAATATGCAAAAACAGAAACAAAAATAACATTAATAAAAGAAGCGGGTGCTTTAGGATTAATAACAGTAGATGAAGGTAGAGAAATACTTGACTTGCCAGCGATTGGTGGCGAGGAAGGAAAGAAAAGATTACAAACATTAAATGTAATAAATGCAAATTTAGCAGACCAATATCAAGGAGGTGGAAAAGATGGAAAAGGCAATAAAGGAAATGAGGATTAGTGAATTAAGAGCATTACAAGAGGATTCAGACGAGATGATAATTGAAGGATATGCAGCAGTATTTGAACAAGAAACAGATTTAGGATGGTGCAAAGAAATTATTAGCAGAGATGCTTTTAATGACTGCAATATGTCAGATTGCGTATTTAAGTATAATCATAATGATAATTGCTTAATATTAGCAAGAACTAGAAATAAAAGTTTAGAGTTGTTAGTAGACGAAAAAGGCTTAAAGATAAGAGCAAATTTAATCGATACAACACAAAATAGGGATATATACAAAATGATACAAGCAGGGTTACTTGATAAAATGAGCTTTGCATTTTCTGTTAGAAAACAAGAATGGGATTATGAGACCGATACAAGAAGAATTACTGAGATTTCACAATTATTTGATGTATCTGTAGTTGATGTCCCTGCTTACGACGGTACAGAAATATATGCAAGAAGCAAAGAAAAATACGAAGAAGAAAAAAGAAAATATCAAGAATTTAAAAATGAAAAAGAAAGATTGAAATTGTTATTAAGTTTATAATCTCGATAAAAGAAGCGGTGGTATAACTGTTTCTTTTTTGGTTGGTAGAAATCAAATAGAGACTTTATAAAAACGGTGGTAGAACTGTAAAAATTAAAAATAGGAGGAGTAAAAAATGACTTTAAAAGAATTAAACGAAAAGAAAGAAGAATTAAGAAAAAGACTAGAAAATGCCAAACCAGAAGAATTAGAAGAAATAAGAAAAGAAGTGGAAGCATTAAAAAATGTCGAAGTCGAAGAAGAAGAAACAGAAAAAATAGATGAAAGAAGTCTGTTAAAAGGAGCAATTGAAAGTTTAGAAGAAAGAAATGTAAATCTTTTAAATGCAAAAGTTATTGAAAAACCAAAAAAGGAGGAAAGAAAAATGGAAGAAGAAAAAAATATACTAGAGACAGCAGAATACAGATCTGCATTCTTAAAAAAATTACAAGGAAAAAAATTAAGTGAAAAAGAAGAAAGAGCTATGACTACAGCAACATCAAGCGTTGGTGCAGCAATACCAACTTCTACATTAAATAGAATTGAAGAAATGTTAAGACAAACATCAGCATTATACAATCAAGTTGATGTCTTAAATATACCAGGATATTTAGCAATTCCTGTTGAAGATACTGTAAATAATGCTGCATGGGTTGCAGAAGGGGCAAGTTCAAAAGATGTAGATGATAAATTAGCTTCAGTTAATTTTGCAGCTTATAAATTAATTAGAACAATATCAATAACAGCAGAAGTGTCAAAAATGACAATATCAGCGTTCGAAAATTGGATAGTTAAAAAAATAACAGAAAGAATGGCTATGGCTATTGAAAATGCGATTTTAAATGGAACAGGAAATGGACAACCAAAAGGAATTTTAAAAGAAACCATTAAAACATTGCAAAGTGCTGAAAAAGGAAAAATCACATATGAAGATTTATGTAATATGATGGCTAATTTAAAAGCAGGATATAAAAAAGGCTCAGCATTTGTTGTAAATACTCAAACTTTATGGAAAGACATAGCAACAGTAAAAGTTGGTGATAATCTTGTTTTTGTTCCAGATCCAACAGGAGAATTTGCTGGAAGAATTTTTGGAAAACCCGTTATTGAAGATGAATTTATTGAAGAAGGAAAAATATTATACGGTTTATTTAGTAAATACACAATTAACTGGAACGAAAATGTGAATGTAACATCAGATGACTCTGCTGAATTTAGAAGCGGAAATAGAGTTTACAGAGGAATGGCTTTAGTAGATGGTAAAACTGTTAACAAAGAAGCATTTGTTTTAATGGAAAAACAAGCGGCAGAAGTTTAATAAAAAGGAGGCATAGAAGATGGTATCTGAAGAACAAAAAAATATAAAAACACCGAACATAACGGCAAATTTGAGTGAACTAAAAAAAATAGCAAAGCAGTGCTTATCAATAGTGGAAACTGCTACATTAAAAGATGAAGAAATAGTTATGTGGATTAATGCAGCAATATCTGATTTAATAAGACAAGATATAGATGTAGAAAATAATTTAAGTGATGGATTAATTCAATCTGCTATTGTTATGTTTGTTAAATCAAATTTTGGAAATACAGATATAAAAGAAAAAGAATTAGCACAAAAATCATACAATCTTCTATGTCAAAATTTAAGCTTGAGCAAAGATTATAAGGTGGTGGATAATAATGCGTGATATAAGTTGCAAGTTATTATCTACTACTTCAAAAACTGATGATATTGGAGTTCAAAAAAATGCCACAGAAACAACTGAAACGGAAATTCCAATATTAAAAGTAGAAGATATATATGCAAATGAATACTATAGAGCCAACGAACAAGGCTATAAGCCGTCGTTAAGATTAAGAATTAGTACTTTAAATTATGATAATCAAAAAGAACTTATATATATGAATAATAAATATTCGATAATAAGGAGTCAAGAGGTAACTGTAGATGAATTAATTTTAATTTGTGAAAGGAAAATAAAAAATGTCCAAAAGCATTAAAGCAGAAGAACTGGAAAGTGCACTAAAACAATATTTAAATGAGTACGAAGAAAATATAGCAGAAGATGTAAAAGAAACAACAAATGCTATAACAAAAGAAGCAGTAAAAGAAATAAAGAAAACATCACCTAGAAGAAAAGGTTCAAGAAAAAATCCTTATTATAAAGGTTGGACCAAACAAGTAGGAAAACAAAATAAAGGAAAATATACAGTTAAAATTCATAATAAGACTAATTATCAATTGACACATTTATTAGAGTTTGGCCATGCAACTAGAAATGGTAAAAGAACAAAGGCAATACCTCATGTAAGACCACTTGAGGAAAAGTATAACAAATTATATGAAGAAAAACTGACAACAGTTATAAAAAGGAGGTCATAACTATGACACTACAAGAATTGAAGAAAAAATGTGAAGAACAAGGCTTTCAATATGCGTATGGAATGTTTGAAGATGAAGTAGAGCCACCACATTTAGTTGCTATAATAACAGAGTCTAATAATTTTATGGCGGATAATAAAGTATATCAAAAAAAAGCAAGGATTCAGCTTGATTATACATATATAAGAAAAAACATAGAAGAACAAAATAAAATTGAAGATATAATCTTAAAAGATGTATCTTGGAATAAAACAGAAGAAACTTATTTGTCAGATGAAGATGTATGGCAAGTAAGTTATTTTTTTGAAATTTAATAGAAAGAAGGAATAAAAATGGCAGATACAAAAAACAAAGTAAAATTTGGATTAAGCAATGTACATATTGCAAAAATAACTGAAACAGAAGGAAAAATAACATATGGAACACCATTTGCAATGCCTGGCGCAGTAGGATTAAATGCTGACCCAGAGGGTGATACAACACCTTTTTACGCAGATAATATAAAATATTACATAGCAACATCAAATCAAGGATATTCTGGAGATTTGGAGATAGCAATAACACCAGAGCAATTCTTAACAGAAATTTTAGGACAAATGAAAGATAAAAACGGTGCATTATTTGAAAATGCTGATGATGTTACAGCAAGATTTGCTTTAATGGGAGAAATAGAAGGAGATGCTAAAAAGAGAAGATTTGTTTACTTTGACTGTACAGCAACAAGACCAAAAACAGAAAATAAAACAAAAGAAGAGAGCACAGACCCACAAACAGATACAATATCTATTACTATGTCACCACGTTCAACAGATAAAGCAATAAAAGCAGTAATAGAACCAAGCGAACAAAATAAAGCTGTTTATGATACATTCTTCAAAAAAGTATATGAAAAGGATGCAACAGCAGAAGTTTAGGAGGTAACTTATGAAAACAATTGAAATTTGCGGTAAAAAATACGAAATAGACTGCAATGCTTTAACTTATGTTAAATATAGAAATATGTTTAATAGAGGTATATTTGATGACCTCAAAATATTGCAAGATTTTTTAGTCAAGTATGCATATTTAACAAAGAAAATAAAAGATGAAAATCCAGATATTGATGATATTACTATAATTAACAGTTTATCAACTTTAATGATTGATGATATGGATCTATTTGCTGAAGCCGCAACAAGAATGGCTTATATAATGATATACACAGCTAATAAAGAAATTGAAGAATATGAAAATTGGCTAGAAAAAATATCAAGTATTAAGACAAATGATGAGTGGATTGTTGAGGTAACGGAATTTGCCGTAAATTGCTTTTGTTGATAATGAACTCTATGAGAAAATAGAAAAACTAGCTTCAAATATAGAAGGTAATAAAGAAGAGTATCCAGAACACGAATTTGTTGTTTCTTGTTTGAAGTTAGGATTAACAACATTGGATTTGGAAAAATTCAGTTATATAGAAGTAATGAAAATACAATATTCATTTATTTCAAACAAAGAAAATAGACCAAATAATTTATATAGAAAAGCCTCACAGGCTGATATAGACAAGTTATTAGGATAAGGGGAGTAAATCCTCTTATCTATTTTTATATGGAGGTAAAAAATGGCAGGTAGTGTAAAGGGATTGGTAATTGAAATTGGTGGAGATACAAGTGGTTTGCAAAAAGCATTAAGTAAGGTTAATTCTAGTACTGCTAGTTTAAGCAAGGAATTGAGAGGAGTTAATTCTTTACTTAAGCTAGACCCTTCAAACACTGAAATGTTATCACAAAAACAAACAATACTAAAAAATAATATAGAAGAAACTTCAGATAAACTCGAAAAATTAAAAGAAGCACAAAAGATAGCTGATGACGAAATAGCAAACGGTACAAAAGTATCAGATGAAAACTATAGAAGTTTACAAAGAGAAATAGTTAATACCGAAAATAAACTTAATTCATTAAAAGCTGAAGCGTCAAATTGGACAAGAGCAGGAAGAAGCATTGAAGAATTTGGAAAAAAAGTAGAAAACATATCGAATAAACTAGATAAAATTGGAACAACAATAACAACAAGACTTACATTACCAATTGCAGCAATTGCAACAGGTGCAGTCAATTCAGCAAAAGAGTTTGAAACAGCTTTTACAGGCGTAGAAAAAACAGTAGATGGTACAAAACAGCAAATTGCAAATTTAAAACAAGGAATAAAAGATATGGCTGAAGAAATTCCGTCAAGCACAACAGAAATTTCAGCGGTAGCAGAGGCAGCAGGACAATTAGGTATACAAACAGATAATATATTAAGTTTTTCAAAAGCAATGATTGATTTAGGAAATTCAACAAATTTAACAGCAGATGAAGCAGCATCACAACTTGCTAAATTTGCAAATATAACACAAATGTCACAGAAAGATTTTGACAAGTTAGGTTCATCTATAGTTGATTTAGGTAACAATTTTGCTACTACAGAAGCGGATATAGTAAATATGGCAATGAGACTTGCAGGAGCAGGACATCAAGTCGGAATGTCAGAAGGACAAATTTTAGGACTAGCAACTGCACTAAGTTCTGTAGGTATCGAAGCAGAAATGGGTGGTTCTGCAATATCAAAAGCAATGGTAAAAATGCAAAATGCTGTTGAACAAAGTGGCAGTAAATTAAATAGTGTTTTAAAAAAGACAGGAATGTCACTAAGAGATTTAGAATTATTATCAGCAAACAATTCTAAAGACTTTAAAGATTTGTGTCAAAGCATAGGAATGACAAGTACAGAAGTAAAACAATTAATTACAGCGGGTACAAACTTAGAGGATTTTGCGGCAGTATCAGGAATGACAGCAGAACAATTTAAGAAAGCATGGAAAGAAGATGCTGCAAGTGCCTTATCTGAATTTATTAAAGGACTAGGACACGCACAAGATAAAGGTGAAAGTGCAATTACTATGTTATCTGAAATGGGGTTAACAGAAGTAAGATTAAGAGACTCTTTATTAAGAGCTGCAAATGCTGGAAATTTATTTAACAATGCATTAGAAACTGGAACAAAATCTTGGAATGAAAATGTAGCATTAACTAATGAAGCAAATAAAAGGTATCAAACGTTGGATAGCAGATTAAAAATGACAACAAACAAAATAAATAATATGGCAACTAGCATGGGAAATAAGTTAACTCCAACCGTAAACAAAGTATTAGATAAAGTAGATGGTTTAATTGATAAAATTGATGGATTAACAGAAGAAGAAACAGAAAATATAATAAAAACAGCGGCTTTTGTTGCTGCAATAGGACCAGCAATAAAAATAGTTTCAAAATTAGGAAGTACTATTGGAAAGAGTGCAAAAGCAGCAGGAACTTTATCACAAGCAATAGGATTAGTTGGAAAAACATCTACAGAAAGTTTTTTTAAAGCATCTGAAAATGCTCAATTATTAGCCAAAATTTTAACAGCATTAGCATCACCGACAGGAATACTAGGAGTTGCTTCAGCAATCACAGTATTATCTTTGGCATATGCTTATTTTACATCAGAAGAAGTAAAAGCACAAAGAGAAGCTGAAAAATTAGCAGATACTCAAGAAGAATCAAGAAAAAAATTAGAAGAATATAATAGCGAAATTGACAAAAATAGAGATGCAGAACTATCACATATAAATTCAGTACAAAGTTTAAGAAATGAATTAACTAAATTAGTTGATGAAAATGGAAAAGTAAAAGAAGGATATGAGGGTAGAGTTTCATTTATATTGAATGAAATGAATAATGCATTAGGTACAGAGTATAAGTTAAATGGAAATGTTATAGATAGCTATAAGACATTACAAGCAGAAATAGACAAAACAATAGAAAAGAAAAGAGCAGAAATAAAATTAAAAGCAGACGAGGAAAAATATAAAAATGCCATAGAAAATCAAAAGCAAGCCGTAGAAGAATTAAAAAATATTCAAGATAAATTGGGTATGTCATATGATAAAGTTAGAGAAAAATATGGTAAATATATTGATAAAATAAATAATGGTACCTTAACCGTAAAAGATGTTGAAGAAATAGGTTCGACAAAAGAATATAAAAAAATCCAACAATTAGCAGAACTTTCTAAAGCATATGAAAGTGCAAAAGCTAAAGTCAAAATATATACAGATGATGTGAAAACATATGAGGATGAATATGCTAAATACACAGAAGGAAAATATAGTGAAATTGGTAATATTATAACAACAACGACAGAAGATTGGACAACAAAAACTTTAGAGCAATTGACAACATCCATTAGTGAACAAGGAAATAGTCTTGAACAATATAAAAATATTTATGAAACGACAGGAAATGAAGTAGCACTACAATTAGCTCAGCAAGCACAAAATAATTTAGATAAATTAGCAGCAGAATTAGCGAATAGGACTCAAACATTAACTGAACTTGGGCCAAATGAAATATCCGCTTGGAAGAACATAGCAGAGCAAAGCTATAGTTCATATAGTACTGAAATCTCAAAAATGTCTCCGGAAATGCAACAAAAAATTCAAGACGCTACAGGAATAATAGCAGCAGGAACACCACAAATGCAAGAAAAAGCTAAAGAACTTGGAAAGAAAACAGTAGATGAATTTGATAAAAATGCAGATGCAAAACAAAAAGCACTAAATACCATAACAGGATATTTAAATGGATTATCAGACGAACAAAAAAGAGAATTATTACAAAAAGCAGGTATAGAAAATGTTGATAATGTATTAAAAGAATTAAATAGGGGAGATTTATCAGAAGAGAATGGAAAGAATATATTAGAAGGATTATGGAAAGGATTACAAAATGGAACTTGGCAAGGAAAAATCTTAGGTGTGGCAGCAGGGCTAGCAGATGCAGTAAATAAAAAATTTACAGGCAAAAGTGGATGGGATGAACATTCTCCATCTAAAAAAATGAAAAAGTTTGCAGAATATTACATACAACCGATTTCTGATGTTATGAATAAAAGAAAAAGAGGAATATTAAATACTGCGCAAAGTTTAGTCTCTAGTATTAATGATAAATTTGACACAAATTTAAAAACACCAAGCATTCAAGACTTTGGTAAGCTACAAGGAAATTTAAGTAGTAAAGTAATAGATGGAACTAAAACAGTATTTACAACTCCTCAAATAATTTTTAATGTGCAAGAACTTGATAAAGACAAATTAGAACAATGTTTTAACTATGTAAATAAAAAGTTTGGTAGTCAATATTAAAAAATATTAGTTTTCGACAAAATTCGACACAAAAAGTCGAGAAAAAGTGATACACTTTAAAAATAGGAGGATATCATGGAAAACAAAAAACAAATTATTTTAAGCTTGTTAATACTTTTTATTGTAATTTTTGCTATATCAATAATGTTTATTTCCCAACATAATTTCGCATTAAACAATTATAAAAAGCAAGCTATATCAGTTTTAAATGACTACAAAGATGGAAAAACAAATAATAAAATGACTTCAGATAAGTTAGATACATTATCTAAAAAATTAGAAAAAGAGTATAAAGATAATCAAGATGTTGGAACAATGTGTTTGCAATCGGAAGTATCTTTAATAGCATTAAAAATAAAATTTGATGAAATTAGTGATAGTGAAATAAAAAATTACATAAATGAAATAAAAAATATTAATTAGTAAATTTTTCAAAAAGCATCAGCAAAAGTTGGTGCTTTTTATAATGGAGATGAAAAAATGGTAAGAAAATTCAAATTAATAAATGAAAAAGGCCAAGAATATTCATTAATGGATATAAAAAAATATTGTTTATTAACAGAACCATCTGGACTTGGATATAGTTATTCGACAGATTATGAAAAGCTAGGATATGAATTTTTGACAAATTTAAGAAAATTAGAGCAAGGAATTATATCAGGAATAGCAAATTTTATTAATTATGATAATTTTTTTGATTTTGGTAATTTTATAGAAACATCGCAAAGATTAAAGTTTGTATATGAAATACCATTCAAAAACAAAAATATTACATATTATAGAGATGTAAATATAAAAGGTATAGGAAAATCAGAAAAACAAGAAAATGGAATAATATCAGAGACAGTTGAATTTGACTGTCTCTCTTTATGGTACGAACAAAATGAAACAATATTCAAAATAGAAGCATACGAAGATGAAATGAGATACAATTACATATGGAATAGTAGATATATAGATTATAATACAAGAGCAATACAATTTGATAATAAAGGTCATGTAGCGGCACCAATACAAGTTGAAATTGATGGATTTGTACAAAATCCAACCATCACAGTTTTAGTTGACGATGAAGAATATGCAAGTATCAAAATTCCAATTACGATTAATGAATTTGAAAAACTTTTATATTCAAGCAAAACAGGAGAGATATACATACAAAAACAAAATACAGATGGAACAAAAGAAAATCTGTGGAGAAAAGAATATATTGATATTACAAAACAAAATATTTTCAAATTGCCAATACGGAGTATCAGAAATAAGACTAACAGCAGACGATGATGTTCTAAATGCAAAATTAACTATATTTCCGCAATACAAGGTGGTGTAAACTATGAGTGTAAAAGCAACTTTTAATAACGAAGAATATGAATTAATTTACAATGAGCAAAGTGGATTCTATGAAATTGAAATAGAAGCACCAAAGCAGGGTGGAGTATATAATGCAGAAATAACATTTAAAGACTTAATTGAGAATACTGAAACATCAACAAAGAAAATTCAAATATGGGCAAAAGAAAAAAGCATTAATGTATCAAAAGAAACATTAGTGTATTTTTTGAGTAAAACAGATTTGGAAATAAAAGATGTAATTGAATTTGAAAATTATGAGTATATCATAGATGAAGAAACAAATAAAAACACAATATTCAATATAATGAAGAAAATAAACGCTGAAAATGGCGATATAGTCGTTTTACAACGAAATGGTAACATAGATTATGCTGGAATAATAAAAGATATAGAGAACGAAGATGGAGAGTTAAAAAGGAAAGTTACATTAAAGTATATATCTAATATATTTGATAGAAAAATTATACTTGAAAATGAAAATTTGATTAGTGAAGTTGGAATAGAAGATTTTATTGCTAAAGAAATTTATAACAATTTTACTAATTCAGATGATACATTATTAAATATTGACTGGTTAGATGTTGAAGTTAAAACGCATACAAAAATAACAAAATCAGTTGATAATGAAAATGGTATTTATAACTTTCATACTTTTGTAACAAATTGCAGTCAAAATTATAACATTATATTAGAGTTTTCATATGTAAATAAAAGAATAAAATTAACAATATATAAACAAGAAAATGAAGTACAACTAATAGATACAACAATTCCGGACATCAGCAATTATGTTGAAAAATTTGAAACAAGTGTTATAGCAAAAGTTGTTGTAAAAACAGACACAGACATACAAAAATGGTATTTATTAAGTAACAGAACAACAACTCAAAATAAAGATGATGTTAATAGAGCAGTTGGAAATATTGAAGTTGTATATACAGCTAAATCAGAAGATGCAATGCAAACAGCATTAGATAAGTTTAAATCAAATACTTATAATCACTATATATCATTCAAGATAAATAGAAATAGTAAACTATTTGATGTAGACAAAATGAAAGTGGGGACACCGCTTAGTGTAAGAACTAATAATAATATAATATTAGACACTTATATTTCAGCAATAAAAGACGACGGAAGCAATTTTATTGAAATAACATGCGGAAATATGAGGGTTAACTTTATAGATAAATTATTGAAAGAGAGGAATAAAGAATGATAAAAGGTTTTAGATTTACAAATCAATTAGCAAATGCAGAAGTAGATGCAAGAATACATCAAGAATTTTTAAATAAAAATGATGGTATTTTCTACGGAATGGATTTAAGCAAAACTAACAATTCAATAACAATTTCGGAAGGCTTGTGTGAGATAGCGGGAAGACCTGTTGCAGTAATAAATAATGAAACTGTAACAGTTAGCACAGAAAGTCTATATTGCTTATTAATATTAGAAATTGATTTATCAAAAGAATCAACGAAAGATAGTTTTAGTCAAGTATCTTTTAAATTATTAACATCAAGTTCTAGTTATCCGTCTGTCACACAACAAGATATCAACAAATACAACGGAAAAAATAGTTTATATCAATTAGAATTTGCTAGATTTAAAAGTGGAACAAGCGGAATAACAGAATTTAAAGATACTAGACAATTCTTGAGTTTTGATGGAATCTATTCTCAAATAAAGAGCGATTGTAGAAATGTACTAGCAGAAATGACAAGAGAATTAGCTGCAGTCGAAAATGGGAGTGCATACATATTAGGAGGAAAATTCAAAATACGGCAGTTGCTTATCTAGAAGAAATGTAGAAGACAAATTTGTAGCAACAGTATCTTTTGAGGCAAATAGAAACTATATAGTTCTTGCAGCAGAAATAGAAACAGAGTACGGCTGGCAACCAACAAGCAATTTCTATTATGGTACAGACGAGATGGATAAGTTTGGAACACAGATGAGGTATCATAATTTGGTTGGGTATATATCTAATGAACAGTTTACAACATTTAGAGTGTATGTTGCAGATATCACACCGGAGGGATAGTATGAAAATACAAGAAATTATAGTAGAACCGACTAAGGTTAAAGTTGGTTCTACTTTTAGATTAAAAGTAAAAACAATAAATTATTTAACTTATAAAGAAATGAAAACAAAGAATTATAAATATTTCAAAAATTATAAATATAAAAACTTGAAAGGAGCATAAAATGGCTGAAACAAGTAAAAATAAAATATATTACAATGATAACGAGAATAGTGTAGCAGATGTACTTGCTGATATGAAGAAAATGGCAGAAAGTACAGATAAGGCAATAGAAAATTCAAAATATAATGATGCTCAAATAAAAAAAGATATTTCAGATGCAAAAAAAGAACAAGCGTTAAAAGATGCAGAACAAGATAATAAAATAATAGAATTACAAAATGAAAAAGCAAAGCTAGAAAAAGAGTTAAAAGAAGCCCAAGAAGACTTTTATCAAAACAGCATACGAGGACAAGTAAGCGGAGAATACATACACGTAGAAGACAGTAGCAACTGCAGAAGCATAATTGGAATAAGTGGAAATCATGAGCAGAAGATGAGAAGTGGAAAGAACTGTATACCAAATAATTTAATAGACGGTACTACAAACGGAATAAAATATACAATTGATAGTGACAAAGCAATAAACTTATCTGGAACTGCAACTGCAAGAACAGAACCTAGGCTATTTTATAACACTACAAATTCTTTAAAATTTAAAGCAGGAACTTATAAAAACACATCTGATTTATTAATAATTTTAAGATGTGATACTTATATTAGTATACCTGCAAAGAGCACAGTTACTTTAAGTGAAGATAAAGAAGTTATTGAAGCATATTTTAGAATAGAACAAGGAGAAACTGTTAGTGGAAAACATTATCCACAAATTATAGTAAATGGTCAAGATGAGTCATATGAACAATACGGAACAAGCCCATCACCAGACTATCCGAGCGAAATAGAAGTTGTTGGTAGTAATGTGAATTTATTTGCAGGAGGAGATACTGTCACAAATAATGGAGTAACATTTACAAAAAACAAGGATGACTCTTATGATATTGTTGGTATGGCTACAGAACAAGCAAATTGTATAAACTTTGTTGATATTCAAAATTCAGGAATTATAAATGGAAATATATATAATATACATGTTAGTGAAAATTTGCCAGATGGAGTAAAAATATTAATAGAAGCATATAATGATACAGCTTGGATAAGACATGTATTAGGTTCTTCTTTAATACCTAATGTGTCCAAAGCAAATATTGAAAATGCAAATAAGATAAGATTTACATTAAGAGTAGAAAAAGGAATAAGTGTAAATATTCATAATTTAAGAATTAAATTAGAAAAGGATACAATAGAAACGGCATATAGTAAATATGGTCAAGGCTGTGTAAAAGTAACTAAATGTAATAAGAATTTGGCAATAAAAAATGTAAAAGGATATTTTAGTATGAGTGGTTTTAAAATAAAAATTGATAATAATTCAGAATCATTTTTATTTTATGCAGAAAAAGGGAAAGAATATACACGCAGTTGCAAAGTCAATCTAGATAGAAATAGAATCGGAAAAATAGATACTTTAGATGTAACACAAGGAATGACAGTTTTAAATGGACAAGAAATTAATTCTAAGAAATTTATATGTGACGATTCTGGCATATATATTTGGTTTGTTAATTCTACATTGAACGATAGTATAAAAGAAAGTTTTCAAATAGAAGAAAGCTCAACAGAAAGTTCATTCGAACAACACGAAGAGAAATCATACATAATGCCAGTTCAACAAGAAATGCTAGTAAATGACTATCTTGATTATGACAACGAAGAAGAAGTTCACATATGGGGAAAGAAAATATTAACAGGAGATGAAGGTTGGAGAATGCCAAGTTCCAACGATACGAATGCGGTTTTTTCAAATTTATCTAATACAGACTTTTGCGATTTTAAAAGTGATACAGACGTACAATATTGTAATTATTTTAAATATAAAGGAATAGCGCAAGGATTTGCTGTGGCATTAAATAAAGGTGTAGGAATATATTCTCTTTATTCAGTTAATAAGTATGAATATTTTGTCGCACCAAAAGCAATAGCAAGCTCAGTGAATGAATGGAAAGTATGGTTAAAATCACAATATGATGCAGGAACACCAGTAAGCGTTTACTATAAGCAACAAACGCCAACCAGATTACCATTTACAGACGAACAAAAAGCAGTAGCAAAAGAACTAAACAACGCAAGAACATATAAAAACGTAACAAACATAATAACAGATAGTAAAGCAATATTGAGTTTAGACTATGCAAAAGACTTAGAAACATTATTAAATAATACACAAGCTTTAGCAGTAAATAACGCAAGTGAGGGGGTGTAACATATGGTAGATTTATCAAAACTATTTAAAAATGCAGTAATAAACTTATATAAAAGCAATGTATATACAGTAGATTATGCAATAATAGAAGCTTCCAAACTTGCAGATAAAAATAAGATAAATGCAAAAGACTATGAAGAGTTAATTACATATTTAGCAGAAGAGCAAGAAAAGTCAATGAAAGTTGAAGAGATAGCAGAAGATATAGTAGAAAATGTAGAAAAAACTGCAGAGGAAACAACAGAAGAAGTTGAACAAACTGAAAATAAAGAAACAGCCAAGGAGGAAGAATAATGCAAGATACAGAACTAATCGAAAAAGTAGCACACTTAGAAGAACGAGAAAAGTCAAATACAAAAAGAATAGATGCTGTTGAAAATAAAGTTGAAAATATATATGACTTAACATTAAGTGTAAGAGAAATAGCAACAGAAATGAAAGCAATGAGAGAAGACCAAAACAAAATGAACGAACGCTTGAAAATAATAGAAGAAAAACCGATAAAGGACTATGAAGACACAAAAAAACAAGTAAAAAAACAAGTGATTTCGTTTGTAACTGGAATAGTATTAACAGCGATAGCTTTTGCGTTAGGATTAAGTAAATTTATGTAAGAGGTGATAACAATGAAAGAAAAATTGAAAAATATATTTAAAAATAAAGAGCGTACAATTGCTTTTATAATATCAATATTATGTGCTAGTTCTTTACTATTAAATTGCTATTTAGAATATGATAGAACAGGACAAGTTGATACAAATAAAATATCAGAAGCAATAAATACAGTAATAGATGAAATAAACAAATCTAGTACAGAAATACCAAGTCTAACAGAAACAGACGAACAAAGTCTGGAAGTTCAAGAAACAGAGTCAGAAGGCTTTGAAGAACAAGGAATAGTAGCATATGAAGGCTCAGAAAAAGCACCAAATGTTCAATTAGGAGAATATGCAGGATTAACATATTATTCGCAATTAGACAATAGATGGCGTTATAATATGTATTCTAGTGTAGGAGATAGTTCGCAAACAATAGGAACATCAGGATGTGGGCCAACTTCTGCAGCAATGGTTGTTTCAAGTATAAAAGGAAATATAACACCAGACCAAATGGCAAACTTATATACACAATATGGTTATCGTTCTGCAAACCAAGGAACATACTGGAGTGCATTCAAATGGACTGCAGATGTATTTGATATTGGATATAGTGAATGCTATAAATTAGATGATGCAGTAGCAAAATTAAAAGATAATCATTATATAATAGCAAGTTGTAATCAAGGCTTATTTACATATGGAGGACATTTTATAGTTTTAACAGGAGTTGAAGGAGATTATATAAAAGTATATGACCCTTACTTGTACAACGGTAAATTTGATGTCGCAAGTAGAAGAGGAAAAGCAACAGTTAGTGGTAATACAGTATATGTATCAATAGAAAACTTTAGAGCATATGCTAATTATCAAAAATTCTTCTGTTTTAAAAATGATAGAACAGACATAAAAGAAAATACAACTACAACGGTAGTAACAGATAACACAACATCAAATGTAAATACAGTAAATTATCAAGTTAGAATTACAGCAAATAGTGGTTTAAATATAAGAGCTGGAGCAAGTACATCATATGCAAGAGTTGGTGGATATGCAAAAGGTTCAATAGTAACTATATTAGCAGAAAGCAATGGATTTGGTAAAACAGATAGAGGATGGATATCTTTAGCATATACAAGTAGAGATATCAGTACATTAAATACTGTTCAAACAGTCGGACAAACTAAGAAATTAACTAGAGCTAGTATCTTATATAGTAATTCAAATTTAACAGGTTATAAGTACAATTACAAAGCAAATACAACTATAACAATACTACAAAACATATCAAGCAATGTAGATAAAATTAGAGTTAATGTAACAGGAAGAATTGCATACATAAATAATAGTAATTACACAAATGTATCAGTAACACAAAGTACAACTAGAAAGATAAAAGCGTGTACATTATACTCAAAATCAAATTTGAGCGGTGTAAGATATCAATATAAAGATAATACTTCTGTTGTTGTTTTGAAACATGTTAATTCTTATGTTGATAAGGTAAGAGTTAGAATGACGGGTAGAATTGCTTATATTAATGTTAATAATTATAGATAAAAGGGAAGAGGTAAGTTGATTAATTTCAATTTACCTCTTTTTTGTGTTTTATGGCTTAAAATCAAGGCATATAATTACATTAATTAGAAAATAAAACGGCTTAAAATTGATTGTGAAGGCTTGATTTTTGGCTAAAAATAAGCATTTTTTAATTGAAATTACAGAAAATTTCTGTTATAATATTGACAGAAATGGAGGTTTTATATATGGATGAAATTCAAAATACAATATTAATGAATCAACTACGAATCATGTCGGCATTACAAAGATTAAATTATTCTATGCATACGGAACAAATTATAGAAGATTTGGGAATAGGTATAAAAGATACACAAAAAATTTTAAACGAAGATATGAATAAAAAATAAATCTATAAAATCGACACCGTTCGACACATAAAAAATAAAACATATGTTATAATAATATTAAGAAATATCTCATAGATTAGTCCCAGCAGAAAGGGACTTTTCTTTTTTGTATAAAATTTGTAATATTGTAAATAATATAAATATGATTAATTATTATGAAAAAAGTAAAAAAGAATTTATAAAATATATAAAAAAGAATCCGTATGTGACAAGAGAAGAGTGGGATGAGTATGCTCACCAAAATTGTTTATTTAGCGCACTTACTTTGTGTTCTCATGAAATAACAGAAAATACATTAGAAATATTACAAAAGCATAGTAAGAATGAGTTTGAATTTTTAAAAGAAATGTTTATAATAATTCCAGACAAACGTTTAATAATTTTAAAGAATAAAATAAAGAAAATTATTGGCTTAAAAAGAAAAAACGAGGAAAAAGATGCAACAAGATAATGTAAAGAGAATAAAGAGTTTGAGAAATAAATTGCATAAAAGCATCAAAAAATACGGAGTAAATGCAGAAGAAACAAGAAAAATAAGTGATGAGATGGATAAGTTAATAAACGAATATTATGATAATATACAAAGAATAAGCTATCCTACCGACAGTGAAATGAGATTATATTATGAGCAGTCTTATAAGCAACTGAAAATTGTAACACAACAGTTAGAACGATTTCCATCTGTACAAGAGTGGAATAAATTTGCAAAAGAAAATTGCTTACTAAGTAGTATGTCAATGCAATATATTTCAAAACTGAACTGGAATTATTTAAGAGCTAAGGTTTTAAGAGAATTAAATATGAATATATAAAAAATTGAAAAAAATTTTTCCGCACAGTTACTGACTTTGCGGACTTTTTTGTCGAAAACGAGATTGGAAAACTTGACATTATTTTTCATTCATATAAAATAAGAAAGAAGAAGATAGTTGACGGCAATCTTTTATCTTCTTCTAACCACAAATTCATACTTAAAAATAAGTACATATATAGTATAACTTCTTAAGTATGAAATGTCAAATTTTTATATGAAAGGAAGTTTTAACTATGAAAGATGTAGTAGAAAAAGAAGTAATTAATTTTGATGAAATTATATGTGAAAGAGTAGAAGAAAATATAAATTTATTTAATAAAGAAGAAATTGATATTATAATAAATAATAAAAATTTAGCAGAGAAATTATATTTGTTAGGAACATTAGATTGTAAATTTGCAAATTAA